TTAAAAAAACAATTAATGACTTACACATAGTGAAATCCCTAAATAAGTTTCATTAATATTAATCTCTTTTTTGATATCGTATAATTTGAACTTTCGATCGTTACGATCGAATTAGTACATGCTTACATTTATCGCTTTTATAGTGTTTCTGCGGTTGTAAAACTGAACATTACTAGCCCCACTGCCTGAGTCTCCAACGAATTCAGATTTTATTACCGTGCTGCTCCCCGATTTATATGCCGAGGTATAAGCAATTGCCTGGATTGGGTACACCTGTGCGCCTTGGTTTATCACTCCATTGAAACTTCCCATTACGTCAGGCGCTACAGCCCACTCACCAACTAAAGTGGCGGCGGCGTTGTAACCTGAAGCGTTGGGATCTGCCTGGTTTCCTACGACTTCAATACCTCTTAAAACCTTCGTTTCGTTTGTTATCACGCAACGCCCGGCTGAATCCCATATAGCTATCCCGTACTTAGGCGGTGTCTGGTATTGATATCCAAATACATAGACATCCAGTGTAAACCCGCTCGCAGCGCCTCTGCTGTCTACTACATAGCTTCCGGTTGTCACCGTGTCGAGATAATAAGAAAATGAACTACCTGCTACATTGGTCCGGCAGAAAACCAACCTGAAAGTGCTGTCGTTAGGATGTATAACGCTTATTACTCTACCACCGGTTATATTAAAAGATTTTTTCTCTATTAAGCACAGAGGAAGCGTGTCAAGGATATAATAAGGATTACCCTGCTGGTCTGTAAGGAAAGCACCATAATTAGCCATTAAGCTGTCCTTAAATAAAAAACAACGCGTCCTGCGGAACGTGGCTCTGTTCCTGCGGAATAATCAGAGCCTACCGCTGATATAGATACTGTTCCGCCGTTTATGGTGAACTTCCGGCGATCCATTGTCCCCGTACCTGAAGTGTTTTGAAAAAGATAATCTATGCGCATTCCGGTAGGCACGGTGTAAGACCACGTCCCTGTAGTCTGCCCGTCTGAAAGGGTTGCAGTGCCCAAGACCAGAACTCGAACCAGGCCCGTGTTGTTGTCAACTCCATTAGCATCCCAAGTAGCTATGCCCCATTCAGCCATCTTAGAATACCCCCGTAATACGACCAATCTGGACCCGAAGAACTCCGTTGCCGTCAGCAACGCTGATCGTCTGGTTAGACTGCTTCATTTTACCTTCGCCAGCGGTTGAGCCATAGTTTTCAATCACCCCGTTTTTGAAGTCAAGAGAAAGGCCGGACTGGCCCGCAACCCAATTATCTGACTGAAGCACATCAGTGATGTTGCCGCGCCCGATCCAGGCGTTGCCAATGAACGCCTGGTTAATCAGTACCTGCCCGTCTTTAATGATGAACGGGGAGTAATAATTACCCTGTGAACCACTGATGACAACGAACTGATTAGCGTTCACAGCAACGCGCGTATCAACGCTGGTGCCGTTGACTGTTGCGGCCACTGACAGGCCCGCATCGTAGTTCGTGCCGTTATATCTGATGCCGGTCTTCAGCGTGTAAATGGCTGAGGGGTTATCGACATCAGCATAGGCGTCGAACTTCTGCTTAATTGCAGCCTGCTGGTTGTTGTAGTTGGCAGTTACAACCGTTGCCAGGCTGGCGACCGATGACTGCGCATCCGTTGCCACCTTGCTCGCCTCAATGATGCCAGCGCGGTTTTCACCATACTGCGACCACTGCTGTTTCACGTTTTCGTAGCCCGCCAGAATGTCCTTTAGTGCGGCTTCCGGGTCAGTAATGAGCGGGTCAAGCAGCGCCTGGCCGTCCGGTGACGTCAGAAACTCCTTAACAGTGTCATCAATCAGCTCGCTTGCAGTGACGTTTGTTGCGCCGCCCACAAGCGCCGTCCAGTCACCCACATTGCCGATTTTGTCCACCAGCCGCGCCCGGTACCAGCGGCGAACGCCACCAGGCATGGGCCCGTGCTGATAGCTGACGCCGGGGTATGGGACATAGGTCAGAAACTGCGGGTTCTGCCCATCTGCTGTGGTGGACACCTGGAGTTCGGTGTAAGCGGTGTCGCCGGAGCCAGCGGGGAATGCCCAGGTGAGATCGATATTCCACACAACGTTGGTTGTAGCGAACAGGCTCACAGGCGTGCCCGGCTTGCCGACTTTGCCGTTGAGGGTGGTCGTCTCTGCGTTGCCCCACGGCGATGACACATCTGCAGCATTGACCGAACGGACGCGGACATCATATACCCCGGCATAAATGCCCTGGATAGTGAAGCCCGTTGCGCTGGTCTGCCCTACGTTCACCCAGTCACCATTATCTTTTTGCCACTGCGCCATATAGCGAATTGCAGCCTCGGCCTTATCCCAGGAGACTTCCATACTTGCCACTGACAGCCCCTGTGATGCAAAGCTGCTCTCTGAGATTTTGATATTGGCTGGCGGTTTCATTACCCCAATCGGTGTAACGGTTACGGGCGGGCTTTCAATGCGCACGCCATCATCAATGTATCGATATTTATTGGGATCATGCTGCACCCCGGAGACGGTGAACGTGCCATCATCGTTAGCCATTACCGATGTGACGCGGTAGTACTGCACGGCCAGATCGTCGCTGTCGATGCTCCAGACCGCACCCGCCACAGGCACGGATGCCCATGCCGTGCTGACAGTTACGGTGCGCTTATCTTCGCTGATTGCGCTGATGGTTCGCGTCTGCGTCTTTCCGTCAGTCGTGTTAAGAATGAGGCGATCGCCGGCCGCATAATCAATTACCCTGTCCAGCGTCACTGAACGACCGTTTACCGCGTGAATACGCCCGCCGTTTTGCCTGCCAGCCAGGAAAGGATCGGCCACGGCGATGATTGAAGCCGGTAATGGGATATGCCCGTCAAGTCCAACGCCGAATGATATGGAGCCATCCTTGGCGTTGGTTAAGAGCGCCCACCGCCCCCTGCGATGCGCCTCACTCTGCGAGGTGCAACCAATTGCCGTCAGCTGCATTTCCTGCACGCCGTATCGTGCCACCAGCTCAGAGTCGTAAACGGTTTCCACGGTATCAGTGTAGTGATTCTGAGGGTCGGAATAGCTGACCTGACAGGATGAATAACGGTTTTTATAAGAACCGCCTGCGGTCGTGAACAGGCCGTTGATGACGTTTGAAGCCGTATAGGTCCAGTCAGGGTCAACATGCCCGTCAGACGTCACCTGCGGGATATCGGCATTGACGAAAATCTGATTATTCCCCCAGAAGGTAATTCCCCGGAAGATTGCTGCGATATCCTTCAGAACGTTATACGCGTCCTGCTGGCTCTGGATATAAACGTTACAGGTAAAACGCGGTTCAGTACCGCCAGCGCCGTTAGATACCTTTTCATCGCAGTAAGCTGCGATGGAATATAGCTCCCACTTGTCAATCATGGAGGCATCGACACGGTTTCCCATTCCGAAAATTTTATTCAGCACCAGGTCATAAAAAATCCATGCAGGGTTATTACTGAACGCCCACACAAAATTGCCGTCCCACGCGCCGGTATACTCCCGGGTGACGGGGTTGTAGTTCGACGGCACCCGAATCCTGCGGCCTTTTGGCCTGCAGGTAACTTTAGGTGCATTGCCGTTAAACTGGGCGGCATCAAACTCGACGTAGAGCAGTGCTGTATTCGGGTAACGCAGTTTGCTGTCGACCACCTCTGCGTAGGAGTAAACATTGAAGGCATTCATCAGCTTGCTGGGCGTCTGGGAGTCCGGTGTGATTCTGCGCACGCGGATTGCCCAGAGTGAGGTTGCCCTGGGCAGATTGATGCGGTGATCGCGCTGGTACTCAGACGTTGTTTTACCTTTGAAACTCGCCTTTACCACTTCCTTCCACGCGCCGCCGTCTGTCGACAGGTCGATAGCGTATTCGGTAACGGTGCCCACCATGTCCCCGTTATCTTTATAAAGATACTGGCGTGGGAGGCTCAGTTTTATGCGAACGGCGTCAAGGTCCAGCTTAGTCAGTTGACGGGTCCACGGGGTATTCTGTTTTACCTCGATGCCGACTGCCAGCTCGTTATCAATCTCTGGCATGCCCTGTATATAGGTCTGGTCCTGCGTGCCCTTGCGGTAATCCCATACAACGCCAGTGAAATTGTAGCTGCCATCGTCGTTTGCCAGTTGAGTATCATTCAGCAAAATATCCTGAGCAGTCAGTTCGCCTTCGATTTCACCCTCAGCGACAGCCAGAAGCATTTTAAGTTTTGCGGTGGAAAGAAGGTCATCAGGCTGTTCGTAAGGTGTGTGGGGTGTGCCACCGCCCCCTTTCCTGCCATGAATAAATTCCACGCCATTGGTAATTTGCATATCGCACCCATAAAAAAAGCCACCCGAAGGTGGCTGATATTCACTGAATAATGTTTATTGCTGATCGCTGGTGAAACTTCCCGCGCTGATAATCGCACCACCGATTTCCCGCTGCCCGTACAGGACAGGCACCGGATAGCCCATTGCCACGGTGTTTACAGGCGAGCCGAAAGCGTAGTTCGGCTTATTGTCAGTGCTTGATGATGCACCGATGCTGTAGCTGGGCTGCGGCGTCAGCATCTGAACCACCCCACCCAGCGCCATTGACAGACCTAACCCTGTCAGAGCCACGGTAGCGACTGCAGCGGTACCCGTTGCAGCACCAGCTGTTCCCGCCAGCGTAGCCCCCCAGGCGGCCATGCTCCCGCCAGCTGTAAAGAAGGCAGCAACAAGGGCAATGGCACCAATGACCACCTGCAGCGCGCCGAGCTGTTTGGAACCCTGCGGGATCGGAACCATGCTGAATTCAACGGCGGTGGAGCACATGTTAAATTCCTGTACGCCGATGTTCTCCCCGCTTCGGTAGAACGCGAACTGAACGCCGTCATGGTGAGCAGTGGCCAGATACTTTTTGAACCCCGGCACCTGGGAACACATAGCCCTAAGCATTTCGCTCAGGTCTTCAACGTTGAAGCGGTGAATGCGGCCAAATTTCTTTGCCGCCACGCCTTTAAGGACCATGGTTTTAAGCATTAATCAGCTCCCTGTGTCTGACTACCCTGACAATCCGCTCACGCCAGTAAGCGCCGATTGGAACCCTGTTAGAAAGGTTCCTCTGCCCGTGATGCAGCATGATGTTGTCCCCCTGGTACAGGGCCGCATGGTTAGTGACGGGTGCGCCAGACTGGAACATAATCATGTCACCGGGCCGCATTTCTGCGAGTGGCACCTCAACGAACCCTTCATCCTGCCAGTTGTCGTCATACCGGCTTTCCCGTCCCTCGTTCCACCACTCATAATCTACCGACCAGTTACGCAGGGTTATGCCGTACTCGCGCCGATAGTAATCCATGATAAGCGACCAGCAGTCAGCGTGACCCAGCACCCACGGGCGGCCTACATAGTCACGATCGCAGCGGGGCGAAAGCGTGCACCAGTCACCGTCAGGCCAGGACATAATCCCCCACTCCAGCCCGGAGTGATCGCAATGGATTCGGTCAGTCTCTGAAGGCACAAGCACCGCAACATCGGGATGGGAATGCACAATCATCAGAATCTCGCCCTGCTTTTCGGCGGCGATGTAGTCATCAGGCGACAGCGTGAAGCTTTCCTCCGGCTTTTCAGAAACGTTGCGGCAGGGGATGTAAACCTGTTTCCTGCCCTGCTGCACGATAACGCCGCAGGCTTCACGCGGATACTCCGCAATGACATGCTCTCTGATTGCAGTAAGTAATTTTTCACGCATGGTTATTTCCCTTGTAAATTTGCCGCCGGAAACCCCCCGAAGGGTAGCGGCTGACCTTCGCCATGACGAGCCGTACAATCGGCTGGTCGCCCGCCGCACTCATCTTTCGATGGATCGCTGGTTGGCGTGCCGTCCTTAGTAAAATAATTCGTCCCGTTGTAATCGCAGCCCGTACCCGTGCGATACAAGCCGCGCATGCACCAGGTGCAGAGCGGCGTAATCTGCCGGGTGGGGAGTTGAAGATTCTGAACGTCGAAGGGCGTACAGAGTTCGAAGTCGACCTGCACGCGGGTTTCAGCCGTCTTGGCGTTAACATAGAAGAGCTGCACGCGCTCTTCCTTCGGATTTGCGTTGGCGTTGCCCTGCTCCCAGTTAGCCGCGTCAAGGTATTTAAGCAGGGTTGTCCTGATCCGGACTTTCGCTTTAACAAGGTCCTGGTACTGAAGGCAGAGTGCAGTAACCAGATTGCCAACGTTACCCACGGACAGGCTGGGTGTTGGCTGCGCGCCTGCGCTGGAAAGCTCCATCCCCTTCAGCTCATAAGGGTGTGGGTCGTACTCATTACCCTGCCAGATGATTGACGGGAGGTTCTCTGCGGCAAACGACTTCCAGCCTTCAGCGTTGATATTGTACGCGTGGAACCTGAATATTCTGTCCAGGCCAAATTCAGTGCCATCAATTTCGATAAGCTGAACAATGCTCCCCGGCTCCAAGCTGCTGTATGTCCTGCGTAAAGCTCATATTTCACCCATAAAAAAAGGCCTGCGCAATGCAGACCTTTTTGTCAGGTGTGGAACCTGGTGATTACATGCCGGGAAGGGAGCTATCCTCCGCTTTCTTTCACTCTTCCTGCTAAGGAGAGGCACATGTATCCTTCCAGAATTCCACAGCAATTAATTTAACACACCATTTTCAGGGTGCAAATGCCTGTTCAAACGTGAACGTGATTTCCACAAAACCTTTGTTTATAAACTTTGGGTTTATCGAGTCCGTTTTCACCCTGTAGAGCTTTTTTTCACCCCACGGGTTTACCCACCAGAACGAGCGGATGACGTGATTTTTCAGGAAGGTGCGAACAGCTGCCATTTCATCACGCTGGCCGTTTACTGATAGGTTCCAGGTCTCTGAAGCCGAGTTAATGCCGTTCTCAGCAACCTGCCTGTAACCATCTCCAAACTGCGCCATAAGTGCTGAAACGGTGATTTGCTCACTGCCGCTGATCCTTACCGGCCATTCAAAAGTATCTGTCGCCATTGCCCTTATCCCCTTCTGCCATATAACAGGCCGCCCGGTGAAAACTCCTTGCTCAAACGTTCTGTGATCGTTGTCTGAACCATCGATTTAATCTGTGTGGCAACGTTGGCAGTACCCTTGTACCCCGTATCGCCAGCAGCATCGGCGCTTTGCATAATCGTTACGGGCGCATCAACCTGAATGTAAGTCGGATTACCCTGGGCAGATGCCGAAGCGCTGCCAGATGATGATGCCGGATAGACAAGCCCGCCATCAGCGTAACCCCGCATCATGCCGTAAAGGTTTTTGACGCCGATACGCTGGGTCGCCTCTTTGGTGAAAACAAACTCACCGCCATGCACCACGCCTTTGGGCTCATACTTCCCACCGTCTCCAGTATATCCACCCTCGTCATATCCCGTATAACTGGTGCTTAACCCCATTGCGCCAGTACTTCCCGCTGATGCAGATGCGCCAGCGCCACCAATCGCGCCACCACCAAATCCCATGAACGCTGACAAAATCGTTTTGGTCAGAATGGCCTGAGCGGCCATATCCACCAGGCTTGAAATGATGGTTTGAGCCAGGGAAGAGAACATGTTTGCCATGCTTTCCTTAAATGACTGCGTTCCAGTCAGCAGCCCGGTCAGGGCGTTGGTGGTGCGCTCGCGTACTGAATCAATCAGGCTGATGTATCCCTTATGCAGCCTGCTTTGTCCGCTGTAGAGATTAAGCGCCGCCTGATACTGGGCATCAGCGGATTCTTGGGATGATTGCTGCATCAGGGCTTCATATCGTTCCTTGCTGAGGCTTCCAGCAGTGTAATAAGCGTCATACAGGCTCTGCTGCTGTACCAGCTGATTCTGCAATCTGGCAACCGGGTCTACTTCGCCAGCGATGTTCATCCTTGGGGCTGCCTGTGCGTCTGCCTGCGCCTGAAGGAGTTCTTTGGTGCTGTTCTGGGATAGCGTGATCCTGGCTGTCAGATACTCTTTCTCGGTCAGCAGGCGGGCATCGTACAGGCCTTTCAGCTCCTGGCTGGTTTGTCTGGCCTGCCGGATGACATCCTTTTCAGGGGCATACTTGCCTGCCAGCTCCAGCCTTTGACGCTGGTAGTTTTCAGCGTTAAGCAGTAATGTTTTCTGCAAATCACCCTGACTGGTGCCTGACGCTTTCGCCTCTTTAATCAACTTGTCCCGTGAATTTTTCTCCTGAAGGTTAATTCTTTGCAGGCTGGTTGCGTTGGCTTCCTCAATTTCACGGCGCAGCGATTCATATTGCTTCAGCGCCTGAGCGCCTTTCTTATCAGTTTTGCCGGGGTCTTCGCCCGACCAGGGTGACTTTTCTCCCTTACCTGCCCCAGCAGTGGCGTCCGTCAGCGCCTTAACGTCGTTTTGCAGGTTTTTCGCAGAATCAGCAATACCGGTCTGAACGAGGAAGCGCGCCTTACCGACATTTTCCATATTGTCTTTGGTAGTGAGCAGCCCTTTATTGACTGATTCCAGATCGGCTTCGGCGCGGGTTTTATCTTTCTGAACGCCAGACAGTTGGCCGAATGGGTCAAATCCTTTCAGGTCACCGATGCGGCTGTTAGCGTCCTGAATTTCCTTCATCAACTGGTTACGCTGAGTAACCTGGTTCTCGTACTGGTCCTGAAGGTCGAGCTGCTTGACCGAAAGCTGTTTATCGGAAAGCTGCATCAGTGCGGCGGTGGTTTCGATCACGGCATCTTTCAGGTTAATAGCGGACTGACGCGCATCCTTCGCCTGCTGATGGAAGTAGAGCAGCGCAGAACCCGCCAGCATTGCCGCACCGACCGGGCCACCAATCAAAGACAACGCGCCGCGCGCGAGCCCTATGCCTACTGATGCCGCACGGGATGCTACTGAAAGCCGCGTGTTAGCAGCGGCCAGGCTGGCAGTAGCGGTAGCCTCAGCAATTCGGGATTCGCGAATCTGACGGCTCAGAGCAACCTGCTCCTGCTGATAACTGACGTTGAGACCTGCTGCCTTATTAGCCGCAGAACGCGTGGCGTAGTAACGGGCCTCTTCCTGAGCCTGTAACCGCGTAGCCTGCGCAGCTTCAATCGTTTTCTTGGCGATATCGGCCTGCTGCAGCGCTGCATTTCTTACTGCTTTCTGATTATCCACCCAGGCAGAAATGTTGCCGCGAAGCCCGGCGGTCAGTTTCGTAGACAGCACAGGGATAAGCGTGTACAGCGCGACAGATGCAACGGTATTGAAATTATCCGTCAGCCCGTTAATGGCGTCCGTAATGCCCTGAACGCCGCTGCGCAATGGCCCGGTGCCAGACTGCCCCACTTTGATGATCAATCCTTCGAAGGCGCTGGTAAGGCCCATCAAATCGCCGTTGAGGTTGTTCACGCGAATGGCGGCCTGCTCATGCGCTGTCTGAGTTCCCGTCAGCGACTTGGTCAGTTCGTCCAGCTTGCTGCGGTTATCCACCAGGATAGATGCGGCATTAAGATTTTCCACGCCGAAAAGCTTCACGGCCTGCGCCGTGGACAGGTTCTTACCTGCGAGGTTGCCAAGCGCCTGACTTAAACCGACCACTGATGGCTTAAGCGATTTATCCGTGCCCTTTTCAAGATTGAGGATGACGTTGCGCAAAGCTGTGCCTGCCTCACCTCCTTTGATTTCACGCGATGCCAGGACCTGAATCGCAGCATTGAGCGTTTCAAATCCGATACCTGCCTGCGCAGCTGCCACGCCGCCATTTTTGATGGCGGCCGCAGTATCGTTAATTTCCGATGCGCCATACTTCGCGCCAGCGGCCAGAACGTTGATATAGCGATCGGCCTGATTCGCACCGGCCCCGAACTGATTCAGTGAAAGCGCCAGCGTTTTGGTTGCATCGGGTAAGGTGCTGCCAGCAGCCTGAGCCAGCACCAGAGCGCTGTTAGTCGCCCGGGTGAGACCGTCAGCTGTTTCCAGCAGTTCAGGCTTGGCAGAGGCCATCAGCTTCAGAGCTTCAACCGCCTGGCTGGCGCTGTACTCAGTAGTACGCCCCATCTGCTGTGCGGCTTCATCCAGCGCCTTAAGCTGGGTCCCGGTCGCACCGGTGATCGCGGAGAGGTCAGACAGAGCCTGACCATACTGCCGGGAAGTCTGGATGATTGTGCCGAGCGACAGACCAACACCTGCCAGACCTGCCAGCCGCCCGGCAAGGCCCGTCACTGAAGAACTGATCCGTTTGTAAGCATCCTCAGTTTTTTTGGCATCATCCTGCGCCTTGCGGTTGAACTGCCGGGATTGCTTGTCAGCATCGCCGTATGCGCCAATTAACTGAGATTTGAAATTGGCCGCGTTAAGGTGCAGCCCGACCGCAAGCGAAGCAACATCAGCCATTACATTAGCGCTCTCATTACCGCGTTACACTGCTCGTTAACACTCCGGTCAGCGGTCCGCGTGGGTTCAGGTGGGGATGGTTTTGCCTTATGGGATGTGTCTTCAGGCTGAGTTTCGGCGCGTGCCAGCACACCCTGCCTGATGAAGAATGCCTTCCAGTGATTTAGCGTATCGACGGGCAAGGCGGCAATTTTTGCGGGGTCAGGCTCGCCCCAGCGATCGGCCAGCCAGAAAATCAGCTCAAGCCAGGGCGAGCTGCTTAGTTTTTTTCCGCATCTTCCAGTTTGCCGATCGCGTGCTTCTTCACCTTCTCAATGGCTTCAAGGAGCGCGGGATTATCGTGCGCGTTAATCAGCTCTGCAGCAGTGGGAAGGTATTCAGGGGAAATCGCGCTACCGTCAGGATTTGCCAGGCAGTCAATAATCAACTGAACGCTGAGTTCTGAGGATTTACGCACGTCACCTTCGACATAGGCCTTATCAAGCGCCTCCTCATAGTCGATAAGCTCCCCGGCAGACTTCCTGCGCAGAAAAACCTTAGCCCCGAATAGAGTCGTCTCGGTGGCGGTATTACCTGATTTCAGCAGCGCTGATTTCAGTGACGAAATATCGTAATCATTATTTTCGGTCATTTTTTATTTTCCATGTGGGGTTAATTCGCCGCCCGAAAGCGGCAGTTATGCGTGGCACTGGTGATTACGATGTTGCTTCGGTACCCCAGACAATATTGTTCTGTTTGCCCTGGACGGTGATCTGAATAACTTCGCTCGCTGGCGCGGTGATTTCATTCATCTGCCAGCCAGAAAGCGCCAGAATCATATTCGCGGTGCGACCGTTTGGCAGCTCAACGTAGAACTGAACCGTTTCACGGTTTTGAGCCGCGTTCAGGAAGGCAGCAAAATTTTCGTTTGACGGATCGTCAATGAAGCCCAGCGACTTTTCAGGGCCTTCAGGCAGATCGGAAATAAACTGCTTGCTGGTATCAATCAGCGTGGTGCAGTCCACGAAACTGCCCGTCTGCCCGGTAGCGCCCAGCGCCTTACAGTTAATCAGCGGTTTCATCGCGGAGACTTCAGCGCCGGATGGACCATACTTAACCACGGTACCCGCAGGCAGCATCGCGTATTCCGGCGAAGTTTTGTTATCAGCCATGTTTTTTCTCTCTCAGATAAATGGCAGCGGACGCTACCCGTTGTTTAAAATGCGATCGCGGATTTCAACCGCCAGAATGCGAAGGACTTTCGCCTTGTTGTAATCCAGTGCCGGGCGAATAAAGGGTGAAGGCACTTGCTTAACCGTGCCAAATTCCTGCGCCAGCGCTTTGATATAATGCTGTTTGCTCGGGCCAACGCGTAAAACCACTACGGCATTGCCACGAGCGCGGGTTGTAGAGCGGATTTTGATGGAGTCTCGCATGTGAGGGCCTGCAGCGGTATTGTCATAACCCGCATTCTGCTTCATGTCCTCCTCGACCACCGCAAGAGCAGCACGCCCGGCATCTCGCAATACCTTTGTGCCTGCTTTCTTCCCCAGTTCGATAAGCTTGCGCTCAAGCTCTGCCAGCCCAGTGACTTGCATATTTATCATGATGAACTCTCGAAGAAGTAAACGATATAGTCCCTCGCCAGTCGATATTGCACGCTATTGTTCGTCAATGTTGTGCAGTCCTGAACAATCCCCCCGCGCTGGACGTACTGGACTGGATAACCGGCTATTACCCCGTGCTGAATATCCTTCCAGGCATTCCAGATTGTACGGTCTAGCTCCAGCAGTGCCGTGTATTCATTGACCCGATACATTGAAACCTGAAACCGCCCCGCTACCAATCCAGTGCGCACTAACCCACCATCCACCTCTGGATCGGATATCCGCTGGAAAGTAACCCCTTCCTGTACAGGGTCGGGCAGTAACAATGGGTAAACCGGCAGGCCAGAAAGGATAACGAGTGAATTGCGAATGGCATTTTCAATCATGTCGTGCGTCTTTTTCGGCTTTTAGAACCAGCCGATCTGTCCGGCTGTGATCCACTGAAACAACGGTATAATTTGCCTCCTTCCATCTTACTTTCCAGTCGGTCGTAACGGCTGGGCCGCCAGACCGAATGGTGAAATGCCAGGTTTCCACAACCTGCTGCTGGTCCAGTGTGCGTATTTTCCGATTCGACACCATTTCGGCAGCAGCCCAGACTTTCGCCATATCAACAGGAATGCCAGGCAACGGCTCTCCCAGTGGTCCCGTTGAATGATTTATTACCTGAAGGGTAATTCGCTGTGTTAATCGGCCAGCTTCAAGACCCGTAGTCATAAGCTCATCCTCAAACAATGGTTGGGGCATGGAGGGTGTATATGAATGCAGTGACGCTAAAGGGAAGATATCCATGAGCATATCGCTGCTCCTCCTCACCATTTTTAACCCTGTCAAAAATTCCGACCAGAATCAGGGTAGACCGTTTAACCCTTTGCAGTGCCTCGCCTTCAATTACCGCGCCATCATCATCAATAATCAGTGAGCGGGAACCCTTCACGTAATCTAAAATCACTGCACTTGCCTGATAAATTGCCCCCTGCAGCTCAGCATCCGTGGCATCGTTATCAATACGGAGATAGGACTTGACCTCATCAAGTGTTACCAGCGCGATCATGGTTTCACCCTCGCATCACGGCCGCGTTTGACGGCCAGCTTCCAGCCTTTTGAGCCTGATTCGCCAGGCTTATCAGCCGTCTCTTCGCAGCAATACCAGACAGAACCGCCCCAGGTAACGCTGTCACCAGGCTGATATTTCTCACCTTCGCTGAAAATGTCGCGATAAATCATCACCGGAACGCTGAAGGTTTTCTCTGTCTTTTCGCCGCTGGATTTTACTGCGCAGACAGTGAAGCTCCGCTCTTCCGACTGAGAAATATCGATTTCACTGATACCATCAACAAGGCACTCCCATCCGTTCATGCCCGTTGTTTTCTGATACGAACGCCACAGGCCGCCGAGATGAATGGCATAGGTACCGCGCGGAT